CTTGGGATTGGGATGGAGAAATTGCACAGAACTCTGCTAATGTAGATTCTGCTTTCTCTGATACCGAAAATCGTTCTACTGGTATTCTTCGTAATTCAATCAACCGTCAAAGTACACTTGGATTAATTTCTAAGTTGAACTATGATGTATCAGATGAACTTGAAGTTCAAGTTGGTATTGATTGGAGAACTGCTGGAATAGAACATGCTAGGGAAGTTCGTGACTTACTTGGTGGAGACTACTATGTAGACTTTGCTGATGACAATGCTGCTGATGGTAAGAAAGTTGGGTTAGGTGATATTATCGCTTACCACAACGAAACCACAGTAGATTGGTTTGGTGCTTTCTTACAAGGTAAGTATGATACTGAAAAAATTAACTTGTATGGTATGGGTGGAATATCCACTATTGGTTATACCTATCAAGACCATTTCTCAGTTGATAAAGAAGTTGTTGAGGCTGATGCTATTACTACTTTCCAAGTGAAAGGTGGTGGTAGATATAATCTTGACGATAGACTTTCAGCATTTGCTAATATTGGGTATCTTCAAAAACCACCAATTCTTGACAATGTAATTTCTTACGATGGAACTGTATCTTCAGAACCAGGTAATGAGAAATTCACATCTTTTGAAATAGGTGGAGAATATAATAGTGATTTAGTTTCTATCAAAGGTAGTTACTATAACACTAAGTGGAATGATAGAAACCTAACTAAGTCGGTAACGACTGGTCAAGGTGATTCAGGAGACTCTGATATTATTTATCTTACTGGTGTAAACCAAAGTCACTCTGGTGTCGAAGTTGAGTCTAAAGTTGCTCTACACGAAATGGTTGATGTAGATTTCGTTGTAAGTTTTGGTGACTGGTACTTTGATGGCGATGCTAAAGGTGATTACACAGAGATGGAATACAATGATGACAATCAAGTCATTGGTCAGACATCTACTGAGTATCAATATGCTCTAAGCAATCTAAAGGTTGGTGATATGCCACAGACATCTTATGTTGGTGGTCTTACACTAAAGCCAATTGAAGGTTTACGTGTACAGGGTCTTTACAAATGGTATGATAATCATTATGCTGATTGGAGTCCTGATTCTCGTGAGGTTGACGGTGAGGATGTAGATAGAGCACAAGTATGGAAAACTCCATCGTATGGTAAGTTAGACATGCATTTATCTTACAAACTGCCAGAAATTGCTGGGTTGAATATGACTATTAGTGGTCATGTATTCAATGTTCTTGATGATGTATATGTTCAAGATGCAGTTGATAACAGTCAGTACAATGGGTATGGTGATAAAATGCACTTAGCTCATAATGCTGAAGTATTTCTTGGTTCTCCAAGACACTTCAACTTAGGACTATCTGTTAATTTCTAAATGATAAAATTGGGGGGAATTTCATTTATTTCCCCCATTTATCTAAAAAAGACTTGACTTTTAGCATAATTCTTTGTAGCTTTAAGTATTGAAAATGGGGATTTTATATCCTATAACAATCGGAGTTAGTTATATACCAAAATTTATATTACGACAATAAAAAAAGAAAGGTTCATATTTGGGACGATGAGCTTGGTTATTATACAATCCCACATAAACCATATGCTTATGTAAAAGATAGAAATGGACAGCACATTTCTTTGTATGGTGACAAACTAAAGAAGGTAACTCAATTCAATCCAGCCACACCAAATTTATTTGAGTCTGATGTGCCAGTAGAAACTCGTGTGTTAGTTGATAAGTATGCTAAGTCGGAAGAACTCTCTAAAAATCATCGATTGTTGAATATCGATATTGAGGTTGAAGTTACAGATGGCTTTCCAGACTACCGAAAAGCAACGAATAAGATAACCTCTATCGCTATATATCTATCATCTACCGATTCATACTACGCTTTTGTATTAGATGAAAAAGACAAACTCAGACTAAAATCAAAAGACAATATTATAATTGAAAGTTTCGACAATGAGTTAGATTTATTCAAAAGATTTCTTGAGGTTTATTTAGAAGATGAGCCTACTATAATTACTGGTTGGAATATAGACACATTTGATATGCCGTATTTATATAATCGAATAATGGTTGTTGCTGGTAAAAATATTGCTGACTTATTATCTCCTATAAAAATTGTAAATTGGAACAAGCATAGAAAAAGATATATGTTTGCTGGTGTTAGTTGTTTAGACTACTACTCTTTATACAGACTCTTTACATATACACAGTTATCATCTTACAGATTAGATGCTGTTGCTGAATTTGAATTGAGTGAAAACAAAATAGAATATACTGGAACACTCAATGACTTATATGAAAATAATATAGATAAGTTCGTAGAGTATAACATTCATGATGTTAGACTTGTAAAGAGACTAAATGATAAATTAGATTTTATTGAGATGGCGCGAGGTGTGTGTCATGTAGGTCATGTTCCTTATGAAGATGTATATTTTTCATCAAGATATTTAGAGGGTGCTATCTTAGTGTATCTAAAGAACTTAGGAGTTGTTGCTCCAAATAAACCACCACGACCAAAGACATTAGATGATGGGGAAAAGTTTGCTGGTGCTTATGTACAGCCACCACAAAGAGGAAAGCATGATTGGGTATTTGATTTGGATATTACATCTATGTATCCATCAGTTATTATGTCTTTGAATATATCACCTGAAACTAAGATGGGGAAATTGACTGGTTGGAATGCTAAAGAATTTATGAAGGGTGTAAAGAAAACTTATACTCTAATGTCTGGCGAAAAAGAGATGGGTAAACTTACAGAAACAGAACTAAAAGATTTCTTTGACAACAATAAAGTTTCTGTATCTTCTAATGGTGTTCTATATCGTAGTGATAAGAAAGGATTGATTCCAGCTCTATTAGAGAAGTGGTTTGATACTCGTGTGGAGTATAGAAAGTTGATGAAGAAGTTTGGTGACGCTGGAGATGAACAGAAATACACATACTTCAAAAGTCGCCAGTTGATTCAGAAGGTGGTTCTAAATTCACTTTATGGTGTATTGGGTTTACCTGTATTTCGTTTCTATGACTTAGATAATGCGGAAGCTACAACACTTACTGGTCAAGAACTAATAAAATTTACTAAAGAGATTGGTAATCACTTTTACAATAATGAGCTTGGTACTAATGATGACTATTGTATTTACATCGATACTGATTCTGTATTCTATTCAGCACTACCATTGGTAAAGAAAAGGTTTCCTAATATAGATTACGACAGTGAGACTATGATGAGTAAGAGGATATTGGATGTAGCTGATGAGATGCAGACATACCTAAACAAATCCTATGATTATTTTGGTAAGAAGTTTTTGAACTTAGATAAACATAGGTTTGAGATAAAGCAGGAGTTGATAGCTAAATCAGGTTTGTTCATTGTGAAGAAAAGATATGGTATGAAGATTATCAATGACAATGGGGTAAAGGTAAACAAACTGCATGTAAAAGGTTTGGACTTAGTTCGTAGTAACTTTCCAAAAGCTATGGGTGAATTACTGAAGAGTGTGTTAGAGGACATTTTAGCAACTGTGCCAAAGGATAAGATAGATGAAAGAATTATAAACTTCAAAGAATCTATGAAACTATTAGACTTTGATAGGATAGCAATGCCTACTGGGGTAAAGAACCTAAAGAAATACAGTGCTGGTAAGAATGGTCACTTTACAAATTTCGCAAAAGGTTCTCCGGCACATGTAAAGGCTGCTATAAATTACAATGATTTGTTGGGACACTTTGGTTTGGGTAAACAATATGAAAAGATAAATGAAGCTCAAAAGATAAGATGGGTGTACCTAAAACAAAATACATTAGCTATGGAATCTTGTGGGTATAAAGGTTACGAAGACCCACCACAAATAATAGAGTTTATAAAGACATACATAGACCATAAAAAAATGTATGCTCAGATGCTGGAAAAGAAAATAATGATGTTTTATGAAACATTGAAATGGGATGTCCCAGTAAATAAAAAGACATCTTTAGAAAGATTTTTTTGATTTTGACAAATAACTTTGATATATATATATGTATATATCTAATAACTAATAAGGAGTAATAAATGAATAAAGTCTCAATTACACGCTTCATCGAAAAATACTACCTAAATGGAAACTGCTCATCTGTTGTACTAAAGAGTGATGGTAATAAACTATCTACTCGTTTTATAACTGGTGATAAGAATCTACTTGGTGAATTATCTTTGGATAATTTTTCGTTTGATGCTGTTGAAATGGGTGTTTATAATACAGAACAATTGGTAAAACTACTATCAGTTCTGAATGAGAAAATCAGTATTGATTTGACGAGGGCTGGTGATAAAGCTGTATCACTAAAGGTTTCTGATAACAATTCAAATGTCAACTATATGTTGTCAGATTTATCTGTTATAAATCAAGCACCTAATATGAAAAGTGTGCCAGAATTTGAAGTAAAGATAAAAGTCGATAAGTCTTTTATGAGTAAGTTTATTTCAGGTGTATCAGCATTGCCAGATGCGGGTAACTTTACTGTTATCACTAATGATAAAGAATGTAAAGTGGTTATTGGGTATGCTGAAATAAGCACTAATAGGGTTACTATCCCTGTAGAAACAGAAGAACTATCTAAGATAGATAATGTTGCTTTCAGTTCCAATCTATTGAAAGATGTTCTAACTGCTAATAAAGAGTGTGAAAGTGCGACACTTGAGATTTCGTCAAAAGGTCTTGCTAGAATACAATTCAAAGTTGATGATTACGATGCTTTGTATTATTTAGTTGCTGAAACCAATGACTAAATGGAATCTTATGTAGATAAATCAAAAGTATCTCTTAGACCTATAGATAAAAGAATAGCTAGAGATATGATTGAAAAGAATCATTATAGTGGTAGACTGTCTTCTTGTAGATATCCTTTGGGAGTATTCTATGAAGAAGACAGTCAACATCAATTTTTTGATAAAAACGAAGAGTTGATTGGCGTGGCTTGTTATGGTTTTCCAGTTGGAAGGAGAGTTGTCGGTTCTATATTTTCAGAAGAGGTTATACAAAATAAAAATATTTTGGAACTTACTAGATTATTCATACACGATGGGTATGGAAAGAATATCGAATCACTGGCAATATCTTTATCTTTCAAATGGATGAAAGAGTTCGCACAGAATATAAAGGTTCTAATCTCATACGCAGATCCGGAACAGAGTCATGATGGTGCTATCTATCAAGCTACTAATTGGATATACCAAGGATGTGGTGATTTTCAGTTAGCACCTACATACTCATTGAGAGTAAATGAAGATGATGATTGGATGCATAGTCGAAGTGTGTATTCTAAATATGGTTCAGCTGCGCCAGAAAATCTAAAGAAAGCAATTGGAAGAGATTTTTGGTTGAAGAAAGAAGCTAGTAAACATAGATACATTTATTTTCTTGGTAATAAAAGAGAAAATAGACACTTCAAAAGAATGATGAAACATCCTATAATGAATTATCCTAAGAATTATGTACATGATGTTACAATAACTAAAATAACAGTGGAAAATAACAAATGGAAAGATTAGAACATAGTTTATGGGTTGAGAGATATCGCCCGACAAAATTAGAAAACTATATTGGTAACGAACATCTAAAGAGTAAGGTAGATGTTTATTTGAAAAGTGGTGATATGCCACATCTACTATTGTTTGGTAGAGCTGGTACTGGTAAAACCACATTAGCAAAGATGTTGGTAAATAGTATAGATTGTGATTATCTATATATCAATGCTTCTGATGAGAATAGTGTAGACACAGTTCGTAATAAAGTTCGTAACTTTGCTTCTACTATTGGATTCAAAGACTCAAAGATTATAATCTTAGATGAGTGTGATTACATCACACCTAACGCACAAGCCGCTCTTCGTAACCTTATGGAGACTTTCTCTAAACATTGTAGGTTCATTCTAACTTGTAACTTTGTAGAAAGAATTATAGACCCAATACAAAGTCGTTGTCAATCATTTCAAATTGTACCACCATCAAAGAAAGAGGTTGCTGTTCATCTCAATAATATATTGAAAGAAGAAGAAGTTGCTTGTAAGATGGATGATGTTGTCAATTTGGTAAACGCAGGTTATCCTGATATTCGTAGAGTTATAAACTCTGCTCAGAGACAAGTGGTAGATGGTTTGTTAGTTATCGATGAACAGGCATTGATGGAGAATGATTATAAACTAACATTGATTGAAATATTGAAAAATGATAATAAGAAGGATGCTTTCAAAAAGATAAGAAAGTTATTAGCAGATAGTAAGGTTACAGATTTCTCTGATGGATTTAGATTACTTTACGATACCTTAGATGATTGGGCTAGTGGACATACTGCTGAAGTTATTCTAATATTAGCTGAAGGGCAAAGAGACGACATAGTTGTAGTAGATAAAGAAATAAACTTTATGGCTACAATGGTAAAATTACTAACAATAATAAAGTGAGGAAGATATGAGTATGAAACCAATGAAACCTATGGGCGGCAATAAAGGACAGGTTACTGTAGACTTAGCACAAGCAGAAAATATTCAATGTGAAAAGTGTGGTAACTATTCTTTTATACAGAGTTTTTTTCTAAAGAAGATATCAGCACTAATGTCACCTACTGGACAAGAGGCTATTGTGCCTGTACAAGTATATAGCTGTGGCAATTGCGGGGAGGTTTATAGAGATGGCAAAAGCTCTGAAGGCTAAATCTTTATTCGACCACATCAAACAAATTACTGATGTACAAAATCCTAATTATTGGGATGATATATCAGACGAAGACAAAAAGTCTTGGTCTAATTATATGGTAAATAGATTTCTATCTATGAAAATGGATTGGATAGATATCGTAAATGAGGTTCAGAAATATAATTTAGAGCCTGAAGTAGTGTATAAGTTATACACAAATATTTTTCCTAAAGGTAGACAATGGCTAAAATACATCAAAGGAGACAAAAAGATGAAATATCCAAAATGGGTTTATGAAATACTAGCTAAAGATATGCAGGTTAGTATAAGAGAAGCAGTAGATGCTTGTGATGTGTTAGATATGACTGCTGGTGGACAAGCAGAAATAGCTGATATATTATTTAAGTATGGTATAGAAGAAAAAGAAGTAAGGAAGCTAGGTATTATATAGTGTCTGTAAAGGATTTTACTGTAGAAGAAATACCTAGAAAATCCTTAGTTCAGTTTATAGAGAAGTACCATTATTCACAGAATGTGAATGGTGTGCAATCTTTGTATCACTTTGGGTTATATGGTGAGGGAAACTTTGGACTACCAAAGATGATTGGCGCTATGATGTACGCACATCCATCGATGCCAGCAACCGCTGAAAAGTATAATCCAATCAATCCAACAAAATGTTTAGAACTAAGAAGACTGTGTTGTATAGATGATACGCCAACAAATACAGAGAGTTACTTTATAGGTAAGACTCTTAGGTGGCTAAAACAAAATACAGATATGGAAGTCGTAGTTTCTTTTGCTGACCAACACCACGGACACTCAGGTATAATATACAAAGCTAGTAACTTTGAATACTTAGGAGAAACTGCTGGTGCTAGAATACTGATGGTAGATGGCAAGGAAATGCACAGTCGGTCTATGAATCAAATACACAGACCATACAGCAGAGAAATCAAGCGACGCTATGAT